CATCCGACACCCTTGCGTCCTTGAATCACTGCCCCGTAAACTTCGCTTCCGACACCCATGAACGGCGTCAATACAACGTCGCCCGGATTGCTCCACATCGTTACTGCCCTTGCGATAACATCCAATTGCAGTGGATGCTGATGCCGCTCGTCGCCTTCCGCTTTTGATTCTTCGTACGGCAACACATTGTCGAGCCGAATGTCATCCCAAAAACACGACGCATAGTTTCGCCAAATCCAATGGCTGTACCTGTTCTCGATTTGATTGCCCTTCCATCCCTTGTATTTGTGTAACTCTTTCGGCACCGATCGCTCACCCTCGTATTCGAACAATCCATTCGGATGAGTCACCGGCTCGGGATTCGTTCCACGTTTTCTGAACGGGATCAGATAATCTCCAGCAGCAACATTTGTAAGCGTTGCATCCTCACAGATTTGCCGATGTGCGAGCGCCTTGCTCATTGTGCGATTACGAACCGCGAGCGGCTCCTTCCAGATGCAGATTCTCGGCAGCATTTCGAACCCGAGCGATTCGTGCAGTCGTACAATGTCGCCAGGGAAGTCTGTGAACCCGCAGACGTTTGCCCCCTGCTTTGGTACGTCCATGCAATGCACAGCACTGATTCGGCCAGGCTTTGTTGTCCTCGCGACATGCTTGACAATAAATGCGTAATGCTCAAAGAACTCTTCGTATGTTCTTGCGTTCGAAAGGTCGCGAATGGATGAACTGTAATTGTACAAACATCCCCCGTTCTCGGTTGCGAACGGCGGCGAATAGATCGACAGCCCGACCGATTCGTCGGGTATCGTTTGAAGCACTTCAGCAGAGTCGCCGTTGTAAATTGCATAGCGATCTGTGATTACCTGATCTGTTACAGCCACGCTGGCACCTCTTCCTCTTCAGGGAAATAATCATTCGACACAAGATGCAGGCTGTCCTGCATGTGAGCCACGAGGCTCCGAAACATTCGTTCGACTTGTTCTTTCTTGCGTTGCAGGTTGTCAGCAATCTTTCGCTCGCCTTCACTTAGGACCATATCCACAGTGACTGGCATTGTTTGCCCGAATCGATAGCACCGGCGAACCACCTGGTAATACTGCTCGAACGAATGTGATGGGAAGACGATGACCTTGTTACAGATTTGAAAGTTGAGTCCCCATGCTCCGATTTTTGGTTTGCAAACGAGCCGCTTTATCTGGCCCTTTGCGAACCCGAGCAGGTATTCCTCTTTCTGCTCATCTGGCATTGATCCTTTTACCTGCACGCAATCGTCGAGTGACTTTTCGAGCAGATCACACTCAGGATTGAGTTCACCCCACAATGCGACTGACCCTTTGTGTTCAGTCGCCAGTTGACACGCCTTTTCACATCGCTCATGAATTGTCATCCGCCGCTCTTCACGCTCTTCACGCATGTCCTTTGCGGCCATCGTGAACAATTGGCCTGGACGTGTTTTTGCACACTCCACGACGTGCGGGATTTCGTACAGCGGCGGCAGAACGAATCGCGAATCATCAAAGCCTAAGTCAGACGGCTTTTGCAACGACCTCGCCCATGATGTCACCCACGACCAAAATGGTTCTTCAGCGTGCCCGCGAAACCTGTATTTTGTGCGACCCCATCCATGATGGTCCTTTGTGGTTTCTTGCTTGAAAAACTTCGTGATCATGTCACGAAAACCGAGTAACCCAAGAGCCTCTGATGATGTGCCAAGTTCCCAAAAGTCATTCGGTGCGGCTGTTGCGGTGCACAACAAACGAAATGGAATTGTCCTCAGAAACTCAACGACTGTTGCCTTGCGTTCTGATTTGAAATCTTTTATTCCAGACGACTCGTCGCACACGACGCCCGCGAAGAGTGACGGGGTGAATTTGTGAAGCTGCTCATAGTTTGTCACGACAATGCAGGATGGTCCATCCGGCATTTTCCCGTCCCTCGACCGCTTCGCTGTGATCCCGAATCGCGATGCTTCTTCGATCGTCTGAGCACCAACTGCAAGCGGAGTTACGATAAGCACATGGCGATTCGTCCGCTCTACTACTTGCTGAGACCATGCCAATTGCATCGCGGTCTTACCCATGCCGCAATCAGCGAAGATGGCTGACCGGCCCATGCCCAGAGACCATCGGACTAAATGGTCTTGGAAGTCATACAAAAACTCAGGGAGCTTACCAGGGATAAATCCGCATGAATTTACCCACCGGCATTTAGCCTGAATGAATTCATGGTAGTCCGCTGCGTTCGTAGGCTCTGTCGCAGTTGCGCCCATGCGTTAACCGTTCCCGCGTCCATGCAGACGCAGTCCATGCGTCGAGTGTTCGTCCAGCGTTCTTCCGCCAGGCTCCTGCCATCGCTCAGTTGAGCGCTGACAACTCGACAAAGATAAAACATGATCCGCCAGCCCTGGACCCGCTGACAAATTCGCCACGGCGATACTGAAGGATCAGATTTGTGAAAACAAACACACCGCGTTGAATGATTTCATTTCAAATCACTCAACGCGGTATACGTTATCGCCTGCTGTAACCGTCTGTCAATAGGTCAATCTTGTTTTTTTTTGCGATTTTCTACAGACCGCAGTTTTTGCAGGTCTTTTGCTGTCAAAATCCAGTCGCGACCGATCTTTGTTCCGATGGAATTCCAGCGGCACACCTGACAGATCCGGCCAACGGTGAGTGAAAGAATTTCCGCCGCTTCGTAAGTCGAGTAGAGTTTTTGTGTTGCTGTTGCCATGTTTGCATATTATCGCGTGAGGTATCGATAGTCAACTGGCAATTCCGATGACACCGAGGCTACACTCATTGGACACTTCCGCAGGATGGACCAGGCGGCTCAAACGATTATCACCAGCACGGCAGAGCGTCTGTCGGCCGGGTGATCTGAGCGCAGCCAGATGAACGAAAAACAGCGACGGGCGAGCCTGAAGCGAACACAGGAGGCATTCGCCTACAATCTCCGACGCCTGCGGACTGAAAAAGGGTGGAAACAGTGGGAGCTGGCAGAGAAGGTCGGAATGCACCGCGTAACGGTCACCAGGCTTGAGACAGCACTGCATCAGCCATTGTTGGCGGAAGCGTGTCTGATTGCAGAGGTTTTTGGCGTGTCAATCGAGACGATGCTGCTGCGACCGCCAGAGGACTGAAGCGAAGCGATCCGCACCAACTGGCTGCGGATCTTCCCAGGCTTCGTTTTTGCGGGCCTGCTTCCCGCTGCAACTATGACGTGAATCAGCTCACCGCCGCGACTGTCCGCCGCGACAGCACCAGCCTTCCTGTCACCTCGACAACATCGTCCACTTCCGATCCATGTGTCTGGCTGCTCTGGATCTGATACGTGTAATTGTCGGGCCTCAGCGAAGCACCGCACGCGGTGATCTCGACAACAATTGTCAGCACATCCGAGAGGTATGCCAGGCTCGCGATCGTGCCGGTGATCTCGCCAGCAGCCTCGCCGACTCGCGATGCACCGAATGCGAGATTGCCGACGCCAATTGCAGCCAACCGCGTGTGCAATGCTCCAGCAGGATCGGACACCACGATCGACAACTCAGAGCCTGAGCGAACCTTGTAGTCATCGCCCATGACTGCGTTGATTGTGCCGCCAGTTACGCGATTGACGACTGTGATTGCTGTGCCTGCGAGACTGATTGCGAGTGCGTCAACACTGGCCTGCGAGGAGCCCTGACCCACCGCCAGCGTCTCAACAAGCACAGCCCCTGTGATCGCAGTAGATGCCACTGTCAGTGAAATATCACGCAACGCGGTCGCAGAGTAACTGTCTGGCAGATCCACGACGTACTCGCCATTACCGACTTCCGTCAGCGCCGAGTCGGTATGTACCCCAGCACCGCTTCTGGCGACGAGCGTCAGTGCCGTGGTCGAGACGATTCTGCCTGCAGATCGTACGACCACTGAGACTGCCATGCCTGCAGAATTATACGCTTCGCCTGCGACAGCAGCACCATCCGCATCGTACGCCCAAAAGCGGATCGACTGATCAGTGCCGCCTGTGATGACTGCTCTACCCATGTTCGATCAGCTCCAATCCGTTTTCAATCGCAATCTGTTTCAGGCGATACCAGAGGTCTGTGTTCGTTCCGCCGCCGCCTGGATCTGGCGTTGATGTTTGTGAAAATAAGAGCAGCAGCATTTATCCGACTCCCAGCAGTGTGAGATTTCTGAAGCCGTACAAAACGATCAGAAATTCCATGAGCTTCACTTTTATTTTCGTGCCGCCCGTGTCGTTCGGATGCACACCGTCGTGCGTGTCGGTAGCGTGAATAATCCAGTTGTCTGTGTCGTGATAAATACAGCGAGCATTAGCCACAGCCGTCACTGCCGCCAGATTGACAGCGCCCTCGCGATTGCCTCCGGAAGTCCCCCACGCCTCGCACACATGACACAGCGTAGCAGCATCGTCAGCCAGAATAGCGTTGTAGATCGTCTCGCACGTCGCCTGCAAAGTCGCGTCTGCCACAGCGCCGTCATTCGCGCCTGACGTGACTACCACCGCGTAAAGGCTTGCAATAGCCAGGACATCAGCCGCAAGCCGCGTGTTCATTTGTGCCGACGTGTTTCCTGCCACTCCGCGATTAAAACCGACCATACCAAGTTCGCCGATCAGCTTGCACACGAATCCCTGAGCACTATTGAGCGTGGTACTATGGTTCGCTGTTGTCGAGTCCCCAAGAAACGCGATTCTGTCTCCGAGTGTTGGTGCAGTGCCTGAGAATGTACCGAGGATGCAGACCGCATCGAGATAGCTGTTGTTGGATAGATTGCCGACTTTTATGATTCGGTATTCATGCTCTGTGCCATCCTCCGAGGACAGCAATTCGATAAGCTGATATGGGGCGTTGTTTGCCGTCGCCGTGATTGGTGAGCCGGTCACGACTCCATCACGATAAACAACGTACGGACCAGGACCAGAGCACCAGATTGCCAGCTTCGTGCAACTGGCGCGGAAAAATACTGTCTCATCCTGGAAGGCGGACATGTTTCCGCTTGGTGTTGAGTGCCCAAAACTGGTGGATGCCGTTCCCCATGTGTGACCTCGTTTGTTCGATCCAAGCGTTGCGCCGCTGACGAGATTGGTGAACTCTGCGGTATCACCAAGTTTGCTGACAGTCCACACCTCCGAGTGTGCTGCAATGTCTGGAGTTCCGTCAGCAGTGACCGTGATTGCCGTCGCAATGACAAGCCGCAGCCACAACGCAGTTTCGCAACTGATGACAATATCATGCCAGCCATCAGAGCCCGCTGCCAGCAGATCAGTCGTAATCTGAACGCCAGTGCTGCCGAAGTTGTACGCAGTGAAAGTGCCGCCATCAATGGACCATTTCATTGTGCCAGTACCCGACACAACTGCATTGACGTTGAGCGTGAGGCTCTTTCCGTAGACGCGGAACCGTGCCCAGGTCTTACCTCCAGACATGCGGCGCTCACCTGTCACGTCAGTCCAGCGGCCAATGTATTGGACCGCTGCGTTGTCGGCTGCGTAAACTGTCACGATCAGACCTCCACGTAACAGATATGACCAGCAACAGACACAGCGGCACTAAGTTCAAGATTTAGTAGTGTGTTTGCGGTCGTCTCAAAATGCCCGACTGGCGAAAATGGAACCGTCACACCGCCATTTGCGCCGAATGCCATTTGCCCGCTTTTTGCCGTGCCGCCCGCCCCGTCCTCAAACCTGCATGTGACTGCAGCAGCCGCAACCAGCGTGTACGACAGAACGCGGATCTTCTTGCCGCTCACCGCTGCCACGAGCGTATTGTCTCCGCTGGATGACGCCGCGATTGCGGCAAACTTCGGAGTGAGTGCAGTGACTCCGTTCTGTATTGAGTCAGTCGCAAGTTTCGCTGTGATCGTGTCAGTAGTCGCCGCTCGTGCTGGTTGTGTGATCACGTCACACTGAGCCTCATTGCCGCTCACGACGTTGTCGATCAACTGCACTGCCGTCACGAGCGCAGCCACTTCGGTGTCCAGGTAGCCAGCGATCGCAGTGAGCGCAGACACAGCCGCCGCAAGATTCCCCCCGGACTCAAGCGCAAGCGCGGCCGTGTTGGTTTTAATCGCGTCCGTGTCTGCATCAATGCCAGTCAACAGGACTTCCATCGCTGCAAGATCCGTCACTGCCGGATCGTCGCTCGCCAGCGTCACACGCTGCACACCAGTGCCGACAGCGCCAGCCCCGGCCACCGCATCGACCGCCGAGCCGTCAGCACCGAGAGAGAGTTTCGTTCTCTGATACTGCACGCCACCGATGTCGTCGGATGCAATGCTTGTGCCGCTGCCTGCTGTGATCGATACATTGTCTGGCATTGAATTTTCCTATGAATCAGGGTGTCATTTTTGAGAGAAACGCTTTTGCCGCCGCAATCAAGGCAGACTCAAGCCTGCTGAATTCGGCTGACGGTATTGGATTTGGTACTGGTAGCGGAGCTGGACCTGGATCAGGAACTGGCGCGATCACGGCAGCAAATCCTGCCCGCATGTACTCGTTGAATTTTGCTGCCGAGTAGCGGTCGTCCCAATCGCCTTTCTGCATTGAAGAAGCTCGATCAATGAATGCGTCCTCATCGGCAGGACCGCCGAGCGTTGCGTTGTATGATCCGAGCGTCCTGGATGGATCGTTGTAGCTCAAGTCTTCAGTCAAGTTGTTGTCCTGGACGAAATTTGCCACAGACGCATAATTCAGCATGTAGCTCCCGGTCGCATTGTGCTGTGTACTCAGCCAGTTCCAGACTGTGTTGTTTCGTGCCGTGATGTTTGCACTCCGCTCAATTGCCGGATCGGCGAATGCAAAAATCCACCCGCCCGAAAGAATCTCATCGTTGTGAGCAAAGATATTCGATTCGAACAGCACGTCGTTCAGGTTCCCGATATTGAACCCGATTGCCTGTGTCGATGTCGCGTTGTAGGGCAGCGTCTTTCCTACCTTCATCATCACATTGTTGCGCACGACGCCACGTTCGTGCGAATACGCTGTCTGTGTATTCCAAGAGCCGTCCAGACTCGCATGACCCATGCCAACCATTCCACGGTGGAATACGTTGTCTTCGATTGTGAAGTCAGTGACGGACGACTGTTTGTTCCCTGATAGTTTTAGCGACATGTTGCCGCCGCGAGAGAACAGATTGTTGCGGATCGTCATGTTTGTTGCACCAGTCACGTAGACGTTGTGCAGTTGCACCGTGCGATGCTCCCAACCGTTTCGATCGAATACGTTTTCTTCAATCGCAGCGTTGCTGCTGTACGCGAGTTGCAGGCCAAATTCTTCAGCGTTCGCGACTACGTTTCTGCGGAACGTGATGCCGTTCACCGCTGTTTGAACTCCTGCCGTTCCCTGATTGCCATAGAGTTGCACATTTGACGTGAAGTGTCGGAATCTATTGTTCTCGAACAGCCAATCGTCTGATCCCGTTGCCGCTGCATCACCAACGAGAAACTGCACAGCAAACGGTGCGGATCCACCCTGCTGATAGTCCGGGGAACTCGGATCTCGATAACTGGCATAGAAGTCCAGCCCGACCATTGCGAAGTGAGTCAGTCCTTTCGTCGATGAACCGTACCACATCCTGCCATTCCTCAGCAGCGGCCTTGCGCCTGATCCGTATGACGTGATGACCATCTTGCGATCTGCTGCAGGTCCACCAGTGCGGTCGATACGCCAGCTTGTTGTTGTCGCGAACGTGTCACCGCATTTCAGCATCAGCCAGTCAGGTTGTTGGTTTCGGAGCAGGAGCAACCCGGCCTCGATTGTGGCTTTCGGTGTTGCTGGTGTGAGTCCGTCATTCGTGTCCAGCCCACTCGAACTGCTGACGTAGATCATCCGTGAGTCAGGCGACGGCGTGAGTACCGTCCAGCCGTCGGCGTCGAGTGTTGACGGTTGGAGTAGTGCGAGCGTGAGTAGGAGTGCGCTCATTGAAATTCAGTCCTCATCTCTCATAACGAAAAAGAAATCGCCTGGGTCTGCTGATCCTGTCGGTATGGGCGGCCCGCCTTCTGTGTAGTGTATCTCAATGGTGATGTAATCAACCTGAATCTCATTGCCCCCGAATGAGTCTGTTGACCAGATCGCGACACCAAATCCTGAGCTGCTTACAATCGCTGGTGTCAGCGTCGCGCCCCAAACGTCAGACGAGCCGCCGCTTACATGCGGATTCGATCCAATCGTCACAGCGCTCTTAGCTGATCCAATTAGTGTTGGGGTGCCGTCGGAAACCAACTGCGGAATAAAATTCGACGACCCTGTGCCAATCTCGGTTGCGTGAACTCGCACGGTGATGCCGTCGATCGTCGCACCTGATGGTATCGATGCGCCGAAGTTTGTTGCAACCAGGTAGTCTGTTGGCACGTCTGCGAAGGCTTCTGCCGCGTCGTCAGCCGTGATGTTTCCGGGGTCAGTCCATGCGTTATTGCCACTGCGGTCTACAGAGCCTCCGCTGCCAGCAAATAATTCTCCTGTTGTTGCCATGCTCAGACCTCATACCGGTAAGAGAGGACATTCCATTTCGTATCTATCTCGTCACTGATGCAGGCTAAGTACATGACTTTGCCAGCTACTGTCGCTGTTGGAAGCGTGAACCCGATCGCGCGGAAGATCGCATTGAATGCAAGTGTTTGTGAGCTACCATTGTCTTCAATCCTGAGTACTCGCCGCCTGGCGTCAGCAAAAGTACCTGTCGGTTCCCCGATCGTAATCCCGCTGGATGCAGTGATGTTCGACTGCTGGTAAGCGCCCCAATTTGGCGTCGGAGTTGAACCAGTCAGCGCCTCCGATCCGCGAGCCTTAACCCCCTCGAATTCTGCGTACACGACGTCCCACTTCGTGTCAGTCGCGTTGTAGATCGCGACGGCAATCAGGGTCGTGCTGACTTTGGTTGTCGGCGGAAGAACGACGTTGAACGCGCGGAAAATAGCGTTCCAGGTGAAGGCTCTGGCAGTTCCGTTGTCCTTGATTCGCAGTACGAGCCGCTGACCTTGCACCGGTGTGCCAGTCGGAGCTGCGATGGCGAGCGCTGCGGCCTGCGCGGTGAGGATCGCTTCATCTGTCGTGTCAGCATCGACTGTGAGCGTTGCTGTGCTTGTGGCTGACGCAATACGCGGAATGATCGTGATATTTGCCGAGCCGTTGAACGAAACCCCGTTGATCGTGCGCGGAGTCGTGAGAGTTGCGGCGGATGATGCAGTTCCTGCCAGTGTCGCATAACTGGCCAGTGAGGCGGATCCTGCGACTGTCGCATATGTGGCCGTGTCTGCGTTGCCGGTCGTATTCTGATTCAGTGTCGGAAACGTGCAGTTTGCGAGGTTGCCCGAGACTGGCGTACCCAGCGCGGGAGTCACGAATACTGGAGAATTCGCGAATACCAGAGCCCCGCTTCCGGTCTCGTCCGAGATTACTCCTGCGAGTTGAGCGGATGTCGTCGCAGCAAACTGGCTGAGAGGATCCGCCACCAGCGCATCACCGCTGCCAGCGCCTGTCGCACCAGCAGGTCCAATGAGCGACACTCCGGACGGCCATGTTCCTGCAGCTTTGGGACCAAACAGAGTCGTCGAAGTCGTGTTTATGTAAAAATCGCCGTTCACGCCCTCTGTCGTCGGATTAGAGGAACCGCTGAGCAGAGAGAGGCCGTCAGCACCATCAGCGCCATCAGATCCGTCGGCGCCTGGTGAACCAGCGAGCGCGGCAATAAACGCCGGAATGTCATAGACTGTTCCGTCGCTTATATCGACTACGTGTGTTGCGAGAGTGCTCATGTTGCGTCAAGCCCTGATATCTCTGGAAGCAAAAAGCTGCCTGCATTCGGTACCACGAACGTCACGGGAGCACCAACGCTGCGAGTTGCAAAAACCAATGGATTTGATGACGTTGCCGCGCCTCTCCAGATTTGATACGTCGCACCACGCCGCAGATTCGTGAACGTCACAAGGCCGGTGGTTGCCGCGCTGTTGACCGTGCGCGTTTTTGTGTCCATCCCGTACCCAGCATCGCCAGGGCCAGAGACATACTGCACAGTCACAGGCTTCCCGACTTCAACCGCGTTCGATTCGTCGTAGAGCACAAGCGTGCCAGTTGACAGCAGAGGCGTGTCGGATGCCGCAACACTGCTCGCGGTGAGCGAATATGTGTCCGTTGTCGCACCTGCGACCACCAGGCTGTCGGTGTATCCATCGAACCCAGCAGCCACAATCGAGACTGCGTACGTCGCAGCGTCGAGCGCGAACGTGACTTCACCGTCCACGTCCGTGATCAGCACAGAATTGACTCCGCCAGCGGTGACCCTCACGCGAGCCCCCTGAACAGGGTCTGTGCCGTCGTCGATCGTGAGTGTGACCGCATACGCTCCATATGTGACCGCGACACGTTCCAGTCCTTCAAGGATCGTGTACGGCCCAACGTCATCCGCGATCGTGCGGAGGCGACCATCGAACGCTGATCCGCTCGCCTTGAGTCGAAACAGTAACTGTCCAGCGTGCGGCCCGGTGACATTGCCGCTGTAGATTCCGCTCGATTCCGACATCGTGACTGTTTCGAGAGTCGCGAGCGAAGCAGGATTCAGCACATCGACAGTCAGCGTGATGCCCGGAGGAAGGTCTGGTATTTTGATTACTGTTGATGCCATCGACTATTACCTCATGCAGATTCGATCACGGGCCATTTTGAAGGGACATGCGGGCAATTCTCCGCACGAATTTGGACCTTCGCCGTAACGTAGCATCCACACAAACCGCACTGTGTATTCGTGAAGTACTCGCACTGATGACAGGCAATAAGGCGTTGCCTGGACATTTCGACATCACATACCGCACATCCATCCAGCACAAACGCAAATGCAGCATGAGCAAGCGACAATCCGCGAGCAGCGAGTGAAGGGTTAGTGTGCCGCCCCGGAGCGACGCATTCTCTGACTTCACCCGGCAACATCGGCTTCTGGCAGTTCACGCAGAACCTGACATCAAACGCCTGATCTAAAATTTCTAAACAGTTTGTCATGCTGGCGTCACCGTAATTGTTGCAGGGACTGGTGTTGCCGGGCGAACATACGCATCGCCAACCGCTGGATAGCTCGGATAGCCGTAGTTCTGCCACTCAGCGCCGTAAAACGCCCATCGCGCCTCGGGGGGCGAATGGGGATAAATCTCAAGAGCTGTCTCACGCGAAAGCGTGAATGCGCTGTTGCAATTGATTCCGACATGGCCTGTGTCTGGATCTGTCGTCGGCTCGATGTACGCCGCATACAGCAATCCAAGGTCACCGATGGGCGAGTAGAACGGGTACGATCCTTGAAGGACCGCAGAATAGACATTCACTGAAACCAACATCACGAACCGAGATAACACGGGCGGCGAGGAACTGCCTATTCCCATGCTCATCGTGCAAATCGGAAGCCCCGCTTTTTCCACAGCAACCGCTGGTATTGAGGCTGATCCAGGGATCCATGTCCACGCCAGCTCATCCGATCTGTAAATACAGTCGGTTGTTGAATTGGCTTTCATGATCCACGTTTGACCCGCGTAGTGCGATGCGATCAGATTCCCGTTCGTGTCGATGTAACCGTTCACTCCGTACGCGAGCGGATAGATCGTTGGTGCCCATGGAAACGCTACCGAGTACTGAAACGGCATCAGGTCATCTCGGCACCGCGTCTTACAGCCTCCTGGCACCCACCCACCTGGCGGAGGAGGAAGCGGCGGATCTGGTGGTGGTGGCGGATCAACATCATCATCGCAGCAGCAGCCAAGAGAGAGTTCCATTACGCGCCCTCCCTGTCTTCCATTGCCGCACAATCACCGAAGAACCACCAGTGCCCATTGATCGGATCAGCAACCCCGAACGTGTCGATTGCATGGGCTTTCGATTCGCTGTGATTCCAAACCTTAACCTGCAGATCAGACTCAACGTACTCTTCATCATCGGTAGACCAGGTGCAGACCGTCGCGAGGCAGGACGTTGCCCCGCGCATTGAATCCGAGGCCGCTGCGAGTGCCGCGTCCAGTACGACGCATTTTTTCCTGAATCGACTGGCAAGAGCAGTGGGGCTTGATTCGTAATCAGTATCAACAGTTTTTGTGCGGCCCGTGCGACGATCGCGACGAACGACGTCCACAACCTGCTTCGCGAATTCCGGAGACATCACGACGCCGTCGGTCATGTCGTGACTCCCGGCAAAAAGGAGTAATCGGCCATCGGGTACTTTTTGACTGTCAGATAGACCGCATCTGCCGGAGTCGGATCTTCCAGAACATAACCCTCACCATCGAGCAGAACGGGCTCGCTCGGCTCACTGCCGTCGCCGTTGACGATCGTTTTTCGTTTCTCTGGTACAAGGCCGGTCAGCGCACGAAAGCCTGCATCCAGTGGTCTGCCGTAGTGCTTGTCAATTTCGTCGATCTGCAGCTCGTACGTGAATTCGATGTACGATATGTCGTTTCGGGCCTTCGGCTCACTGGCCCAGCCGGACGGCAGAATGAACCGAGCCATCTCGGCCCCGATCGTCAAACCGCCCACCACAATCGGAGAGGAGTTGCATGTGTTCCGCAGTGCCAGTACCCACGCTGGGATGTACTCCAGGTTGGCCGTGATCGTGAAACCGATCGTGTTGTCTTCCACGGTCTGCATGATCGGATCACCAGCAGAATTCAGGATTGCGCTTCCGTCGCGGTCCCGCGTGATGGCTCGCGTGATCGTTCCTGCCACCGGCTTGATGATGGGTCTATCGAGCAGAGGGTTTTCGTCGGTTGATTTTTCTTCCGCTGAGTTCTTATCGCTGTATTCGACCGTGTACGTGTAAACGCCGCCTTCACCCTTTTTGCATTTGATACTGCGGACTGTCGCGAACGGATAGGCCGGATAGCTGTAGCCCTCGATCGGCAGGATCCCGGCTGCGATGTACGGAGCTGCGACGACGTCGGGGAGCATGTTGTAGTAGGTCGAATCGATGCCAACCAACAGCGAGAATACAACAGTTGCCGAAAAGACTCCGTCGGTTTTTGTCGCCTCAGCATCATCGATTTGCCAGAGCAGCCCGCCCGTGTTCTGCATCGTCATGTGACGGCCCCCTGAACCATGGGCCTTGACGTCGTACTGTTCTTTGCGATCACAGACAGATGCTTGGTCATTTGCGTCTGCTGCTTCAACTGTGCGTCCTGAACCTTATCGCCGCCCATGCTCGCGTACACGGCCTTCAGTGCGGCCTCAGAGCCTTTGTTGAGCGAATCAACCGCAAAGTTCGTTCGGCTGTTCTTTCCGCCAGCGTCAGTCCCATCGCCGCCCGGGGTTGCACTTGGAGCGTGCGCCCCGTCGAGTGTTGGGGCTGGAGCGTTTTTGCCGGCCTCAAAATCGGCCATCAGTTTCATGTTGGTTTCGATGGCAGCCCCGAGCGACGATCCGAGTGATTGTCCGAGTCGTTCGCTTGTCGCTGCCAGATCCGCTTCAATCGGCCCGATCTTCCGAGCTGCCTGCTGGAATCCATCCATCAGCGGCTTGAATGCAAATTGCATTTTGTTGCGGCCACCGCTGGCAATGTAGTCCCAGATTTCTTTCATCGCAGTTTTGATGTTCGAACCGATATTTTTGAACACAGTCACGACGATCCTTGCTGCATCCACGAACGTCGCTTGCCAGTCAGCACCGAACCGAACAACTGCCAGAGCGATATTGACAAATGCCAGCGTTGCGATATCAGGCCACTGCTGAACTGCCCAGGTAGCGATTGCTGCCATCTCTAAAAACGTTGTCATCCAGTTGCTGGACGTCACGCCGAGAAACGATCCGATTGAGCCGAACACAACGGACACGATTTCACCGACGGCAGTAAATGCAGCCCTGACGTAGATCGCCCATGCCTGAAACAGCGGGAGCATGCTGGCAATCTGCGTTTTTAGATTCGTGAAGATCCCTGTCGCCTGTGTCATCAGGCCTTTAAAGTCGAACGCGGTCATGATGTTGATGCCGAGTTCTCGCGCGGCCATTCCGACCTTGTTCATCAGAATCGACCACATGCCGCCCGTCGTCTGCGCGATGTTGTTGATTGCTCCCGCGTAGATACCCTGGCCGGTCGTGAGATGAGCGAGAGCTGCGTTCATTTCGGCCGGGCCGATTTTGCCGTCTCGAATCATTTCCTTCAGCGCTGCACCGCTCTTGCCGGTCGCGTGTGTCAGGCCTTCGTAGATCGCGATGCCTCGATCGGAAAGCTGATTGATCTTGTCCTGCTGAAACGCACCCTGATTCATTCCCTGCTGGTAGATTCGTGCGAGCTCATCCAGTGGTGTTTTTGTTGCTGCTGCGACCTGTCCGAGCTGATCGAGCTTACCGACCACAT